ACCCCCCAACCGATGATGGCCGCACCGAGCACGCCGAAGCCCCCCCGCAGCTTGCCTACCGTGGCGATGGCGTTCGACAGCGACAGGTTGGCCGTTGCCCACGCCGCCGCCGTGGTGCTGGCCGCCGTCACCGCCGCCGCGCCCGCCGTCTGCCACGCGATGATCAGTGCCGGGATCAGCCGGTAGATCAGCACCGCCAGACCCACTTCGGCGATGCGCTTCAACCACTGCATCACTGTGTCGAGGTTTTCCGACAGCCACGTCAGTGCCTCGGCGAGTTTCTTGGTGAAGCCGGTCGACTCGTCGAGGCGGCTGATCCACTGGCCGAAGGCGTTGGACAGGCGCGTGAAGGCCTGACTGACCGTCATCGGCAGTTGCGCGTACTCGGTGGCCAGCTTGTCCTTCTGGCTCATCAGCGCATTGACCACCACGTCGGCGGTGAGGCGTCCTTCCTCGGCGAGCTTGCGCAAGCGCCCAATGGGCACGTTCAGGCCATCGGCCAGCGCCTTGGCCAGACGCGGGCTGTTCTCGACGACGGAGTTGAATTCCTCGCCGCGCAACACACCCGAGGCCAGCGCCTGCCCGAACTGCAGCAGCGCCGACTGCGCCTCGGTGGCCGATGCGCCGGAGATGCGCAGCGCCTGCGAGATGCTTTCGGTGAGCGAGAGTGCATCCTGTTGCTCGCCGCCCAGCATCCGCACCGCCTGTTGGAGCTTGCCGTAGAGCGTGGCGGTTTCCTGGATCGGCACGCCGATGCGCTGGGCGATGGCGAACAGTTCCTTTTGCGCGACCGTGTACTCGCGGCTGCCTGCGGTGGCGAGCTTGAGCCGCGCGGACATCATGTTCCAGGCGTCGGCGATCTGGACGATCTCCTGCACCTTGCCGCTGACCCAGTTGATGGTCAGGAAGGCCAGCAACTGTGTCTTGGCCTTGGCGACCTGATCGCCAAAGGCGTTCATCCCCGCCTTGACCTCGGCCACCCCGGCGGCGGCCTTGTCGCTGGCGCTCTTGGCGCTGGTGCCGAAGCCGCCGAGGCTGCGCTCGGCGTTGTTGATGGCGCGCTTGAGCCCCTCGTCGGCTCCTTCGAGTGCGACGAGGACGGAAATACGGTTCGCCATCTCAATCCACCTGCCGCAACTGCTTCTCGATGGCCGCCGACAAACGCGGGATGCGGCCCGCGACGATGCGCTCGACGTTCAAGCGCTTTTTGAGCTGCACGCGCGGCACCAGTACGGCGATGGGCACGTCCGCGCCGCGCCTCAACTTCTTGATGCCTTCGGCCTTGCGGTAGCGGCGTTTGAAGCCCGACAGTGGCCGGTCGTGCTCCTTGATGTTCTCGGCCATCAGCACGACGTTCCCCTTGGCGTTCTTGATGAAATAGGCGTTGCCGCCGCGCATCAGCTCGGCGATCTGCGCCTTGAAGCGTTTGCGACCGACACGCCCGTGAAGCGGAATCAGCATCCGGCCACCTATGACTCCGCCACGCTCGTGGATGCCCGACCACGGGATGCGCGAGCCGACGTAGAGCGCGGGCAGCCGGTTCTTGTCCTTGTCAAGCACCTTGGCGGTGAAGCCCTTGACGAAAGACTTCTTGACCACGGTCATCTGGCCCGCGACGTGGCTGCGCACGTCCTGCTTGAGTTCGGCGGCCTCACTGGCGATGCCGCGCGCGACCGCCTTCTGGACCTTGTCGCGGAACTCGCCGCCCCAGCGGCGCAATTGCGCCTGCGCGGCCTTGCTATCGATGCGAACCGAGATGCGCATGGTCTTGGAGCCTGTCGAGGGTCTGGTCGAGGTGACGCCAATCGCCGCGTGCGCCGATGGCAATCAGCGAGAGCAGCCGCGCATCGCGCGCCGCGTCCTCCCGCGCGGTGGCGGCGGCGAAGCCACGCACCTGCGCCAGGGTGTAGTCGAGGATGTCCGGCAGCCGGTGGCCGTGGGCGATCAGATGCTGGACGGTGTCGAACCAGCCGCCGCTGTCACGCTCGTGCTGGCCATCAGTCCGTCGAGCCTTGGCATCACCGTCCGGGTAAAAAAAACGGCGTTGACCTCGATCACCTTCGCGGCCAGCAGGATGGCCTGGTCTGCGTCGAGCGCATCGACCCAGTCACGCGGCTTGCCGACGGCAATCGACACCGCCGTCAGCAGGTCATTGCCGCGTTCGCCGAACAACGCCAGCCAGTCGATGCTGTCGCCACCGAGGTGCTGCATCACCGGCGTGATGGCGCGCAGGAAAGCAGGCAACTGGCCGACCTTCAGCGGCATGATGGTCAGCGGCACGCCGTCGATGACCAGTTCAACCGCCTGCGGAATGAGGATGTCCAGATCACTCATAGCCACCTCCGTCACAGCTGCACGATGCGGCCGAACTGGCCCAGCACTGCGTCATAGGGCTTGGTGTTGTCGGCCAGCAGCGAGCCTTCCAGTTCGAACTTGTTGTACTCATCCGAGATGAAGGAGATTTCCTTCAAGGGATCGAAGGCCACGCGGTACAGCTCGACCAGCACCTTGGCGTTGCCCTGCGCGGTGTTGATGCCTTCCAGGCGCAGAAAGCGCTCCGGTAGCGCCTGCGTGAAGATGCCGATCTCGGTGGCCGCGCCGTAGGTGTAGGCGGCCTTGAACGGCGCGGTGAGGCCGGTGGTGTCCAGGAACTGGAGGGCACCGAAGTCAGTGTCCACAGTGTAGTGCGTGCCTGCGGTGAGCGTCGCCGGCGTGCCCGCCGAATCGGTGACTACCACCGCCGACACCTTGGGGTGCGCGAAGAAGTAGCGGTCGCCCACGACGGGGGTCGCGCCGCCGATGGTTTCGGCGGTGACCGAGCCGGTGGTACCGGTGACGTGGTTGCCGTACAGGGCGAGCGCGAGGTTTTCCTTCGTGAACTCCTCGATGGTGAGGTTCACGGTGGCCGATTTCTGCTTGACCATGCGGTGGTCGAGCGAGCGCTGGCCGGTCTGGCTTTCGTAGTGCTCCAGCACGTCGGTCTTGAGCGAGAGCTTCAGTTCGGCGACGTTGCCGGGCGAGCGCACTTCGATGGGCAAGCCGGATTCGTCGCGCTTGCCGAGGAAGACGCGGCCCTGAAAACTGGCGTAGGTGCTCATGATTTGGATTCCTTGCGTTGGGTGGTGAGGGGTCGGGTGGGTTCGACGGGCGCGCCGTCACCTTCCGGTGGCGGCGGGACGGGCTGGCGGTCGTGGCGCGCGATGCCGTTGGCGATGAGCCAGTCGGCGGTGCCGCCATCCACGTCCAGCCGGTCGCCCGCCTTGCAGGGTTTGCCCGCATGGGTGTGCGGGCGGGTCAAGACGATTGAGGACATGGGTGTCATCCGTTGGTTGAAAGATCGGTGTCGAGCGTCCGGTAGGTGATCGCGTAGCGCGCCGGAATCGAGGCAGCCACCGCGTCGGCGTCCTCGACGTCCCATTCGCAGTCCTGCTCGCGGATGCCGAGGCACAAGCCACCAAGATTCCCGTCGGCCAGCAGCGCGGCATGGGCGGCGGTGAGAAGCCGGTCGGCTTCGGTTTCGGGGATCGCGGGCGGCACCGCGCGCGCCAGCGCCACAAGGCGCACGGTCAGCACGCGCGTGACGCGGTCGTTGGCGCGTTCGGTGATCTGCTCGGCTTCGGGGAACACCACCAGCGCCGGGCAATGCTCCCGGCTGATGGCCACCGTGGGTGAACGGTGCAGCGTAGCGCCGAGTGTCTCCACCGACGTGCGGACGGCGTCGAGCACCGCGAGCAGAATCCGCTCGCGGATCGAGTTGGCGGCCATCGGTCAGACCCTCGTGAGCTTGGCGCGCATCTCCGAGCCGTCGGCCACGGCCCGGACATCGCGCACCTGATAGGTCACGCCGTCGATCAGCACCGTGTCGCGCGCGGCCAGACCTTTGAGGCCCGACGCCGGATACGTGATCGCGTAGTCGGTGTTCAGTGCCAAGCCGTCGAGAATGGTGTCGTCGGGCGCTGCGAACCCGACGCGAGCCGACTGCGACGCGGCACCGCCGGAGGGATGCCAGAGGCAATCCCTCAGCAGGCCTGCGTTCGCGGCGGACTCGTAGATCTGCTCGACGATGCCCATCACGTCACCGTCAGCTTCACCAGCACGCCGGGGCGATGGCACATCGGCAGCGGGTTGGACTGCGTGTGCAGGTCGGTGCCCCGGTCGAACTTGCGCGGTTCCTGCTTGGCATACAGCGGCTGGCCGACCGTGTTGACGGTTTCGTTGAAATCCGCCGGTGCGAAGTAGGTGCCGAAGGTGTCGATGGTGCCCAGCGGGAAAGCGTGCGCCTCGCCAGCGGCGATGAAACGGCGCGCGGTGCCGTTGGCATCGGTGGCCTGGCCCCGGTACTCCTCGAAGGTGATGCCGCCGTAGGTGAAGCCACGACGGATGTCGTTGATGAGGATCGCGCCGTTCTGCCAGTTCTCGAACGCTTTCTCGACCTTCGCGTGGCCGGTGAGCGCGGCGAAGAACTCCGGCGAGCACAGGCAGTGGACGCCGTTCATGAACTCGCCCTTGAGGTTGTCCTCGATAGTGGACAGCACCGTGCCGCACCTGGCCTTGACATTGGTGCCCGCCGTGCCCAGCTCGAAAGACACCACCTGTGGCGAGATGTCGAAGGCACCGAACAGATCGACCAGTTCGCTGCCGTCGGCGTCGAGGATCACTCCCTTGAGCGCGCCCATGCGCAGGTGTTCCAGCGTGATCGCGTGCTTGTTGCGCATGGTCTCCAGATGGCGCGCGATGACCCCCGCGACTGTCTCGGTTTCGGTTTCCGAACCGAAGGCGCGGATGCCTTGCACTTCCTCCGGCAGCACCACGTCGTCGTGCGGGATGTGCGGCACGACGAACGAGCGCAGATTGCGTTTGCCGCGCTTGCCGACCGTGCCGGGCGAACCCGGCGGCAACGTCGGCAGCAGGTTGAGTACGCCGTTCATTTCCTCGACGACGATCTGGCGCTGACGCACGGGCTTGGCGGGCATCAGGTTCAGTTCTTCGAGACGGCCGTAGCGGTTGGGCAGGATGTTGATGGCGGCGGTCAGCGCCGCCATCGAGAACGCGGGATTGCTGAAGGGGTTGTTCATGGTCAGGCTCCTTGGCGGACGAGGACGCCCAGCGCCTTGAGTTGCGCGATGGCGGCGAGTTTTTCGGCGTTGGTGATGGCGTCGGGCCAAGCGAGCGCGTGGTCGGCGACGATGGCGTGACGCGCGACGACGAGGCCGTCATCGCGGTCGGCAAGCGTCGCGTCGCAGGCTTGCAACAACACGGCGGCGGCGACCTGAGTGCCGTCTTCGGCGGACGGGTCGATCTGCTTGTACTTGCCGGAAGCGGTGACGATGCCCACGACCGTGCCCAGCGGCAGGTTCTGGCCGGAGGCGACGGTGACGCGGTCGCGCGAGTAGAGGTTGGGCGCTTCGTACTTGAGCAGGTCGCCCAGATTCAGCGGTTCGGCGAGGACGGGCATTTCAAACCTCCTTCCTGGCGGACTGCGCGGCGAGGTTCTTGGCCGCATCGATCAGCGGATTGCTGGCGGCAGGCCGCGCGGCGTCGGGCGTGATGCGGCTGCTGATCTCCGGGCTGGCTTCGGCCTGCACGGCGAGCAGTCGGCTGCGCACGGCGGCGGGCGTGGTCTGGGTTTCGAGGAAACCCGCGATCAGGTCGGCGCGACCTGCGAGCGTGCAGGTCTGCGCGATCTCCAGGGCGTCGGCCACGCTCAGCGCGGCGGCGGACGGTTGAGGAGGATTGCCAGCAGGATCAGCAAGAGGCCGATCGAGAGCAGCGGGGTCGGATCGTTCATTCATGGAAGACTCCATCGGGTGGTTGCACAAAGGGCCCGCCCGCGCGGCGAGCGCCACCGGAGTCGGGTTGGGGGACAGGGATGCGTGGAGCTGCGCCAGCGCGTCGTCGAAGCTGCCGACAGCGTCGGCCAGACCCATGGCGACGGCGGCTTGCCCGAAGAACAGACCGGCTTCGGTGTCGCGCACGGCGGACGCCTCGAGGCCACGGTGGCGGGCCACCGTCTCAACGAACAGGCCGTAGATGCGATTGACCTCTGCCTTCAGGAAGGCGTGGGCCTCGCTGGACATTGGCTCGTGCGGGTTGAGATCGTTCTTGCGATCACCGGCGAACACGGCGGTGTAGCGAACGCCGTCCTGCGCGTCCTTCTCCGACTGGTCGACGTGCATCGCAATGACGCCAATCGAGCCGACGCCGCCGGTGCGCGAGACGAACACGCGGCTGGCGGCGGACGCCAGCGCGTAGGCGGCCGAGAAGGCCATGTCGTTGGCCACGGCCCAGACTGGCTTGATCTGGCTGGCCGCGCGGATGCGGTCGGCCAGGTCGAATACGCCGCCGGATTCGCCGCCGGGTGAATCGATGTCCAGCAGAATGGCCGACACCACCGGGTTGCCGAGGGCCGCGTCCAGTTGCTGCGTCAGCGTCGCGTAGCTGGTCAGACCCGATTCGGTTTCCAACCCGACCGTGCGGCGCACCAGCGTGCCGTGGATCGGGATGACCGCCACACCTGGCGACGATGCGGACGCGGGTCGTGTTGGTGGTGTGAAGCCCGGCGCGGCGGCCAGATCGGTGAGACCCACGCGCGAGCCCAGCACCGCCAGGATGACGTCGAGCTTGGGGCGATGGATCGCCAGCGGCACGCCGAAGAGGCGCGCCGCCAGATGGGGCAGCAGGTTCATGGGGTGTCCTTCGGACTTGCCGTACTGGGCGCGACATCGGCCAGCAGCGCGTCTTCCACGGCGTCGCGTGAAGACCCCTCGCGGGACGTGTAGCGCGGGTCGGAGTCGAAGATCAGGCCGAGGTCGTCGGCGCGCTGGTTGTCGGCGGCGATTTCGCGGTCGACGTCCTCGGCGTCGTAGCCGTTGGCCGAGATGGCTTCCGAGCGCGACATCAGGCCGGAGCGGATGGCCAGCAACATGGCCTTGAATTCCTTCTCCGGATCGACCCACTGCCAGCCCTGCGGCACCCACTTGGCGGCGAGGTACTGGCGGCGGCGCGCCGGGCCACCGCGCGCGAAGCCCGGCGCATCGAGCGCGCCCGCGAGCACGGCCTGTTTCATCCACGCCGCCCACACCGGGCGGCATAACTGATGCACCAGCACGCCGTGCTGCACCATCTCGCAGCGGCGGCGGAACTCCAGCATCCCGGCACGGATGCTTGAATAGTTCACGCCCGTCAGGTCGCCGGTCAGTTGTTCGTAGGTGATGCCGATGGCGGCGGCCACGGCGCGAAACTGGGTGCGCAGAAACTCGGAGTAGGAACCGCCCACGTCGGCAGGATCGGAGAACTTGATGTCCTCGCCCGGCTCCAGAATCTGCAAGGTGCCCGGCTCCAGCCCGGCCAGCGCGATGCCGCCGCCGTCAGCCGCGCCTTCGCCCATCAGGTTGTCTTCCGGGTTCTGGCGCGTGACGAAGCCCGCGAACATCGCGGCGGTTTTCTTGCGCACCAGCTCGGCGTCGTCGTACTGGTCGAGTTCGTTCAACTTGACCAGCGCCCGCGACAGCCACGGCTCGCCGCGAATCTGGCCGGGCCGCAGCACGCGGTAGAGGTGGATCACCTCGCGCGCGTCCACACGCACCGTCTCCATGCCGCCTTGCCCCGACATCGGCGCGAGCCGACCGTCCTCCGGATGCGAGCGGTACATGTGGTATGCGACGCGGCGGCCCAGCGCATCGAACTCGATGCCGGAGCGCACCACGTTGCCTGGGCTGGAAGCCCCTCCGGTAGCGGGCAGATCGATGTTGAGGTGAATCGGCAGGTGCTCCGACTCCAGCAACTGGAGCTGCAAGGGCACGGCCAGTCCATCTTCCGGACGGCGCGGACGCAGCCGGATCAGGCATTCGCCGCCTTCGAGCATCGAGCGGCAGGCCAAGGCTTGCAGGCCGTAGAAGTCGGTCAGGCCCGCTGCATCGGCTTCTTCCGTCCAGTCGCGCCACAGCGCTTGCACGTCAGCCTTGAAGCCTTCGTCATCCGACAGGCTCTGCGGCTTGATGCCCGTGCCAACGGCGTTGGCGACGAAGGCGTCGAGCGCGGCCTGCGCCCACGCATTGCGGCGCACGAGGTCGCGGCTCTTGATGCGCAGGTCGGTGTGGGTCGCCAGCATCGCGGCGACCGCGCCCGGATTGCCGGGCATCCACGCCAGCGACCGGCGGCCACCGCCTGCAGCCTCATGCACCGGGGAGTAGCCGAACAAGCGGCGAACGGTTTGGGTGAACCACGCCATGTCAGAACCCCTTGCGCGTGGTGACGCGGATCTGGCGTTTGGACGTGGCGCTGCCGCGCGCCATCTCGGCCTCGACCGTGCGGATCGCCGCTTGCAGCTCGGCGACGCTGCGGTACTCGACCGTCTTGTCACCGAAGGTCACGCGGCGTTCGCCCGTGGCCAGCGCCTTCTTGAGCGTGTCGAGTTGTGCGTTGGTGTAGCTCACGGTGTCCTCATCGGGTCAGCCAGCGGCTCTTGATGACGCGCCGACCGGAATTGCGGTTGCCAGAAACGGCGAGGCCACCGCTGTGGGTGGCCTCGTCGGGTTGCATCGGTTCGAGTGGCGGGGAGTCGTCCGGTGGACGCTCCATGCCCAGTTGCCGCTCCAGTTCGCGCCAGTGGCGTTCCTCGAAGCGATCCAGCCCTACCGCCGCCGCAGCGGCGCGGGCGTAGACGTAGCAGTCGAGAGCCTCGTTGCGCTCACGCATCTTTTGCCACTCGCGCACGGGGAAACCGTTGCGGTCGCGGCGGGTGATCAGTTGCTCGGCGCAGAGTTGCTGGATGAACTCCGCGTCGATCTTGGGCAAGTGGACGAAGCCTGCGGGGAACGTCGTGGTGACGCCGTCCTCGCCGACGTTGGCCGCCTTGCGCAGGTTGTTGTAAAGCTCCAGCTTGGCGATGCCGACCGCGACGGTGAACACCTTGATGCCCCGGCGCAGCTTCTTGCCGCCCTGCGTCATATCGACCGCCGTCGGCGTGCCGATCAGCGCCGCGCCGCGTGCCGCGCCCTTGACCGCCATCACCCGCGCATCATGGGCGGCGCGCACGAAAGCGTAGGCTTCCTGCGTGGCGAAGCCGGTGTCGAGCGCGAAGCGCGCCAGCGGCATCGCCGCGCCCGTGGCGTGCGTCCAGTGCTCATCGAGCATTTCCGCCAGTCGCTTCCACACCTGCTCCCGGGCGGTGTCGCCCATCAGCACACGGTGCTCGATGAGCCACGCTTCCTTGCCGCGACCGAAGGCCCACACCGATGCTTCGATGCGATCCTTCTGCACGTCCGCGCCGCCGACCAGCAGCAGGCCGCTCATCGGCACGCTGCCGATGCGGTATTCCTCACGGCGCTCGACCAGCCGCTGCCAGTCCGGGGTTTCACCTTCCTCGACCCAAGTCTCGCCGAGTTCGGTGTTCTTGAAAGTCTTGATGGCGGCGGCGGAACCGGATTCCTTGCTGACGGCGGCCTCCCACGCGGCGGCGATGTCGCGCCACGCCCGCCAGCCGACCGGACTGTAGAGCGAGGACAGGTGGAAACCCGTCGTCTTGCCCGTGCCGTCGGCCATCGCGCGCCACTCGCCGTGTTCGAGCATCCACGCCTTGTGGTGCTCGGCAATCGCGGTGTCGCACGACTCGCAGATGTAGGCCGCCGTCTCCGGCGCGCCCTTGTCCCAACGCAGCAGTTCGAAACGCAGCCACTGCCGATGCGAGCAATGCGGGCACGGCACGAAGTAGCGACGCTGGTCGCTGGCTTCGTATTCGCGCTCGATGGCCGACGCGCTGGAGATCGTCGGCGTGGAGACGATGAAGATTTTGCGCCGCGCGAAGGTGCGCGTGCGCGCCTCCGCCAGCGAGATCGCATCGCCTTCGCCCTCCACGTCCAGCGGGTAGCCGTCCACCTCGTCGAGGAACAGATAGCGCACCGGCATCGAGCGCAGGCCGACGGCGCTGTTCGCACCCGTCATCACCAGCACGCCGCCGCGAAACTCCTTCGCCAGAATCGTGTTGCCCGAATCGCGTGAGCGAGCCGGGGCGATCAGTTCGGCCAGCGCCGCCGATTCTTCGATCAGCGGGTCGATGCGCTGCTTGCTGTTGCGCTTGGCCATCTCCACCGTCGGCCACACGGCCATCATCGGGCCGGGCGCGTGGTGGATGACGTAGCCGATCCAGTTCGACCCCATCTCGGTCGCGCCGAGCTGGGCGGCCTTCATGAACACCACGCGCTCGACCGGCGAGGTCGGCGACAGGCAATCCATGATGGCCTTCAGGTATGGCGTGCGGCTGGTGCGCCAGCGACCCGGCTCGGCGGACGCCTTGCTGGAGAGCATCCGGTGCCGATCCGACCATTCCGACACGGTGAGCAGCGGATCGGGCGTCAAGCCTTCGCGCCACGCACGTTCGATTTCGGCAGCGCCTTCGTAGTCGGTGTCCATCAGTCCTCGGTCAATCGACCCTCGGGCGCAGGTCGCCCAGTTCCTGCAAGTGCTCGCGCACGGCGGCCTCCAGCGCGACGTGCATCGTGTGCGGATCGACGCTGAGCTTCGCGGCCATCTGCGCCGAGATGCGCGCGGGCCAGTTGAGCCATGCATCGCGTTCGGCGCGCGCCAGCTTGAAGACGTGCGCGATGGCCTGATTGCGGTCGACCAGCTCGCCCTTGAGCCGTGCCAGCCGCACCTTGTTCGTTTGCGCCTTGACCACCTCGTTGACGGTGCGCGCCTGAAGCAGCGACGCGCCGCCCGTGGGCAAGGACGCCTGTCCGTCCCCTGCCGGTGAAACGGGCGCAGCCGTGGCCGTTTCTGGCGGCACGGTGGCCCTCACAGCGCGGGCGCGCGTTCCGGTGCGCGGCGCATCGGTGTTGCGCGACCACTCCGCATCAGCGCGTTCGGGGTCAAGCGTGCCGTCGGCCTCCGGCGTGACGCGCCCAGCCGCGATGGCCTTGCGCACCGCCGAGTCGGAAACGCCACGGTGACGCGCATAAGCGCGAATCGAGATTCCCATTTTTCGCCTTCGGGGCACCTTCAATCATTCGTTCGTCCTTCGTCGAGAAAGCGCTTGGCTTCCATCGGGAACAGCGCGTTCATCACGCCATGCCATCAATCACGTCGAAAGGACTCCCGATGAACAAACCCGCCCCCGACACCCTTGCCGTCAAGCTCGCCGAAGCCGCGATGACGGTCTTGGTGCGCGCCTGCCGCAAGGAGGTCGCTGCCGCCAGCCATGCCGAACTGGAAGCCGCCTGCGCATCGATGCGCGCGCGAGCCAGAGCCGTCGTCGATCAGTTGCTCGACGACGCGCGCAACGCGCCCTGGATCGCCGAAACCGCGTTCCACGCCGCCGCCCTCGAATTGGCCGAAGCGGGCATCGCGTCGCTGCGCAGCCACTGAATCTGCAAAGAGCTTGGCTTCACCGCCAAGCAGCGCGTTCATCACGATTCCGATCAACCACTGCAAAGGAGCAGACCATGAGCACCACCCAACTCACCCCGGCCCAGCACGCCATCCTCGCCAAGGCCATCAACACCAACGGTGGCAAAGTCGAGTGGTTCCCCGACAACATCAAAGGCGGCGCGCGCAAGAAGGTGCTGGAAGGCATGGCCAACCGCGCCTTCATCGCGCTCGATGGTGATGGCTGGCGCGTTGCCGACGCGGGCTACGACGCCTTGGGCATGAAGCGCCCCGAAGCAGCGCAGCCAGTGCCGGAGTTCGACGCTGAACTGGAGCGCGACGTCGCCGCCGCCGAGGCCACTTGGCAGAAACCGGCCAAGCCCGCATCGCGCACCCGCGAGAACAGCAAGCAGGCCGAAGTCATCCGGATGCTCCAGCGCCCCGAGGGCGCGACCATCCGCCAGATCTGCGACGCCACCGGCTGGCAGCAGCACACGGTGCGCGGCACCTTCGCCGGAGCCTTCAAGAAGAAGCTCGGCCTGACCATCACCTCGGACAAGGAACAGGGCGGCGAGCGCATCTACCGCGTGGCCTGAAAGCCACTGCCGGAAAGCCAAGCAGAAGTAGCTTGGCTTCTCCGGGACATAGCGCGTTACTTCAACCATCGCAACGCAACCACGAAGGAGCACCAAATGAGCACCAACACCAACATCTCCGCCACCCGGAACGAAGGCTGGGGCTTCTGGGGCACGATGGGCGGGCACGCCTGCATCGCGTGGTCTCTGGCCATGAACGCCGTTGCCGCCGCCACGGGCGAAGACCTCGACACCATCCGCGCCTTCCTCGACAGCCGGTTCGGACGTCACTTCGCGGACGAAGTCCACAACGGCCTCTTCGACGGCAAGAGCATGAAGGACGCCATCGACGCCGCCACCACGAAGTGGATGGGCTGGACGATTGGCCGCATGACCAGCAAGGAATACGGCATCCCGCGCGGGCTGCCTTACCTCACCGGGTTCGTGATCCACAACGGGATCGTCGAGGAACAGGAAGCCGCGTGAGCAGGCTCAACTGATTTCCGCAGGCTGCACCGCGCTCGATGCGCGCGTCGCCTTCTTCCCTGTGTAGTCCTCCCACCGCCGCACGATCACGTCGGCGTACTTCGGATCGAGCTCGATCAGGCACGCGACGCGCCCGGATTTCTCGGCGGCGATCAGTGTCGTGCCGGAACCGCCGAAAGGATCGAGCACCACGCCGCCCGGACGGCTGGAGTTGCGCAACGCGCGCTCGACCAGTTCCACCGGCTTCATCGTCGGATGCAGATCGTTCTTCTGCGGCTTCTTGATGTTCCACACGTCGCCCTGATCGCGGTCGCCGCACCAGTGGCGCTCGCCGCCCTCCGGCCAGCCGTAGAGGATCGGCTCGTACTGGCGCTGGTAGTCGGCGCGGCCCAGCGTGAAGGTGTTCTTCGCCCAGATGATGAAGGTCGACCAGTGGCCGCCCGCCGCGCGGAAGGCCGATTGCAGCGTGTCCAGTTCACTGGACGACATCGCCACGTAGATCGCGCCACGACAGTGGGCGACCATCGGGGTGAGCGCCGCCAGCAGGAAATCTTCGAACCCGTCGCCGAGGTTGTCGTTGAGGATCGCGCGATCCTTGCCGCGCATCTTGTCCTTCGCGCTGTTGGCGTAGTTCACGTTATAGGGCGGGTCGGTGAACACCATGTCCACGGCCTCGCCATCGAGCAGCGTCTCGTAGCTCGACGCCACGGTCGCGTCGCCGCACAGCAGCCGGTGCGCGCCGAGCAGCCAAACATCGCCGGGCCGGGACACCGGCGCGTCGCCCACGTCGGGGACTGCGTCTTCGTCGGTCTGGCCTTCGTTGACCGACTCGTCTCCTGCCAGCAGTTCGGCCAGCGCGTCGGCGTCGAAGCCGGTCAGGTCGAGGTCGAAGCCTTCGTCCTGCAGGGCTTCCAGTTCCACCCGCAGCAGGTCGTCGTCCCACGCCGCGTTCTCGGCGATGCGGTTGTCCGCGATGACGAGCGCGCGGCGCTGCGTCGGCGTCAGATGGTCGAGCACGACCACCGGCACGATGCCGAGGCCGAGTTTCTGCGCGGCAGCGAGCCGCCCGTGTCCGGCGACGATCACGCCGTCGCTGCCCGCGAGGATGGGATTGGTGAAGCCGAACTCCACGATGCTGGCGGCGATCTGCGCCACCTGTGCATCCGAGTGCATCCGCGCGTTGCGGGCGTAAGGCACGAGCTTGGCGGTCGGCCACAGCTCGATCTTGTCGGCGAGCCACGAGCTGGTCATGCCACGACCTCCTCGGTGCGCTCGGCTTTGACGTCGTCGAAGCTCTGACCGGTCGCCAGCAGCGTGACGGCGACTTCGGGATGGTTCTGCCGGAAGCGCCGGATGGCGACATCCACGTATTCCGGCGCGATCTCGACCGAGTGGCAGATGCGTCCGGTGCGCTGCGCGGCCAGCATCGTGCTGCCGCTGCCGCCAAACGGCTCGAACACCAGATCGCCCGTGGCGCTGAACGCCTCGATGACGAACTGCGGTAGCGCCACCGGGAACACGGCGGGATGGTCGATGCCGTCGCCGATCTTGCCCTTGTGCCGCATCACGCGGATCACCGAATCTGGGATGCGCATGTCCTGCGTCGGCTGGCCCGCGTGCGTCCAGCCGTTGACCTCGCCGTCCTTGCCGCGCATCGCGGTGGACGAGCCGTCGACACGCAGGTGGGTTTCCTGCCCGGCGAACTTGCAAGGCACGATCTTGTTGGGCTTGCGGCTGGCGCGGTTGAAATGGAACACGAACTCGAAGCTGGGCGCGAAGCGGCCCTGCCAATCGCCGGGCATCCCCGGCCCCTGATCCCAGACATACCAGCCGAAGCGCCGCCAGCCCTTCGCGCGCATCCAGCCGAGCCAGTCCTCCCAATACGGGACGAACTCGTTGTCGCGGTGGATCAGGCCGAGGTTGACCAGCACCTGCCCGTCGTGGGCCATCGGCAGTCGGTCGAACACGCCGCGCATCAGCGCGTCCCAATCGGCGATGCCGCCGGTGGTGTAGTCGCGCTGGTTGCCGTAGGGCGGCGAGGTGAAGCACAGCGCCGCGCGCTCGCCCGCCATCAGCGTGGCGACCACGTCGGCGTCGGCGGCATCGCCGCAAATCAGGCGGTGCGCGCCGATGGCCCAGACGTCGCCCGCGCGGGACACCGGCGTGGCCGGAACCTCCGGCACATCGTCGGCGTCGTCCGCCGATTCGTCGTCAGGCGTTTCGGCTTCTGGTTCTTCTGCGGAGGCCAGCAGGTCTTGCAGTTCACCGTCCTCGAAGCCGGTGAGCGCCAGCTCGTACCCGGCCTCGGACAGCTCGGCCAGTTCCAGCGCCAGCATCTCCTCATCCCAGCCCGCGTCCAGCGCCAGCCGGTTGTCGGCAATGACGTAGGCGCGCTTCTGTGCGGTCGACAGGTGCGCCAGTTCGATCACCGGCACCTCGGCTGCGCCCAGCTTGTGCGCCGCCGCCAGCCGCCCGTGTCCCGCGATGATGCCGTTGTCGCCATCGACCAAGATCGGGTTCGTCCAGCCGTATTCGACGATGCTGGCCGCGATCTTGGCGATCTGCGCTTCGGTGTGCGTGCGCGGGTTGCGGGCGTAGGGAATCAGCGTCTCGACCTTGCGGTACTCGACGTTCAAGGGGTTCAAGGTTTCGGGTTCCAGAAAAACGAAACCCGCCGACGGACGATGCCGTGGGCGGGTTGGAGTGAAAGGTGCGAACTTGACGGGGTGCGAACCGCGAACCCGTGCGAACCTCGGTTCGCACCCTGACGCTAGGAAAGCGTCGCGCTCGCGCCCCCCGCATGGGATTTTCCGCAGGAAGGGCCCATTTCGCCTCGGGAGTGTGGCTTCGAAGCGACTGTCGCCTCAAAGTCACTGATCCCAAGCATGGAGTGAATCCTACCCTCGGGAGCCGGTTCTTGTTGCACGCTCAAAAACCGCTGATGCCCGCCGATGCACTCGCATTGCAGACCACGCGCGCCAAATCACGCTAAATCACTACGCGACGACGACGCCATTGAGCTGGTCGGCGACCGTCTGCAAGGCGCGCTGCCAGCGCCGCCATGCCGTCGTGCGGTCGCAGGCGAAGCGGATGGTGATGTCGCGCCAGCCGTATCGCTTGGCGCGCATCCACACCAGATGCCGTTGTTCGACCTCCAGCCACTGCACCCACTTCATCGTCTCCAGCATCCGGTCGATGGCGTCCGGCGTCGGAGGGAACGGTCGGTAGACGTGTTCGTCTGCGGCGAAGGCTTCCCACTCCTTGCGCACGATGAACGGCCATGTGTTGAAGTAGCCCTGCACCCGCACGGGCGGCAGGCGTCGTCCGGTGCTGGCCGCTTCCTCGAAGCGCGCGGCCACGTCGTCAATCGTCCACGGGATTCGACGGTCAGCCATGACGCGCACCTCCGTAGAGCCGCTCGCCGATGCGTCGGATGAACTCGCGCTCGATGAAGTCGAGGCGTTCGTCGGCGGCGTTGACGACGAGGATGTGCTGGTCGCGCCAGCCGCGTTGCTTCATCGCTTCGAGGTCGGTGGCTTCAGGCTGGACACGCGCCAGCGGACAGCGATAGGTGGGCGTGGGAATCTTCATCTCACACCTCCCGTTCCAGATCGTGCTGCGCGATGGCCCAGTGCAGCAACGCCAGCGCGTCGGCCTCGTTGTCGTCGGACGGCGAATGGCCGCGCGCGGTGACAGAGGCGATCACCTCGTCCTTGCCCGCGTTGCCTTTGCCCGTGGCGTGCTTCTTGATCGTGCCGACCGGAACGCCCTGATACGGAATCTGGTGGTGCTCGCACCACGCGGTGAGGGTGGCGAGGAAGCCGCCGTAGGCGTGCGCCGCATCGGTCGAGACGTGGCGGCGCACCTCCTCGAAGTGCAGCGTTTCGATGCTGCCTGCGACAGCCTTCAATTCGGTCAGCCAACGCTTGAAGCGCAGGAAGCGCATGCCGCCGCCCTCGAAGCGTTGCGGACGGAAGCTCTCGGAGCCGCTGGTGATGTGGCCGTCGCTGCCGCGCAGCGCCCAGCCGGTGGTGGCGCCCAAGTCGAGGGCGAGGATGGTCGTAGTCATGGGTGCAGTCCTTGTTTCGGTTCGGACTGACGTACCGGACGCAGCACATCGAAACTCCCATGAGGCGTGCGCACGCGCACACGCGCGGGGGAAGTTACGACGTAGTGCGTCAAATGCGTCAGTCGGATGCGTCGGCATGGCGGTCAGTCGTCGGCGTATGGGGCGTAAGCGGGCATGGGTGGGTTCTTGAGGCCAATGCCACGGAAGCCGCGAACGCCCGCCGTGTTGCGCCACTTCTCGACGCCACGGGTGATGAGCAGGTCGGAAAACCGGCGCTGCGAGCCGATGAACTCGCCTGCGGAGTCGGCCCACTGCTTCCAGTCGCCGAACAGCTCGGCGGTCAGCGACTTCGCGTTGGCGTCGCGCACGCAGCGTTCGTCGAGCCAGCGGCCCAGCGCATCCTCGGCCTCGAAGTACTCCTCGGTGGCTTCGAGCACCTGCTGCGGTGGATCGAGCCGACCCAGACGCTGCCAGTCGAGACCGCCCTGAACCGCCCACGCCAAGATGCCGTCGCGCTCGGCCAAGAGCTTCTGCTGGAGATGCTTGTCGCGGCGTTCGGGCGGCACGGTGATCGTGAACGGGATCAGGTGCAGCCGCCGCTTCATCGCTTCGTCGATATTGCGGATGGCGGGCTTGTGGTTGCCCGCGACGAACAGCTTGAACTGCGGGAAGAACTCGAAGAAATCCTGCCGCATGAAGCGCGCGGAGATCTTGTCGCCGCCCGTGAGATTCTTGATCTTCGACTCGGCCCAGCGCCGACCCTGCTCGGTTTCGATGGCTGCGACGAAGCGCGCGCCGCGCAGCCCCGCCATGTCGGTCGGGTGCCGGTCGGTGCGTGTTTCCATGAACGTGTCCATCGGCGCGTTGGCCGCGTAGTCGCCCAAGATCGTGGCCAGCGTGTTGACGAACACCGACTTGCCGTTCGCGCCCGTGCCGTAGAGGAAGAACAGCGCGTGCTCCTGCGTCGAGCCGGTCAGCGCGTAGCCGGTCATGCGTTGCAGGTAGGCTTGCAGTTCGGCATCGCCGCCCGTGACCTCATTGAGGAACTGCCGCCAGATCGGGCAGTCGCCGCCCGGCGTGGCCGTGGTGATCTTGGTCATCCGGTCGGCACGGTCGTGCGCGCGCTGCCTGCCGGTCTTGAGATCGACCACACCGCCGGGCGTGTTGAGCTGCCACGGATCGGCGTCCCATTCGGCGGTGGTGGCCGCGTGCCTGCGATCCGCGCGCGCCAGCCGTTCGACGCCGCCGACTGTGCCGGAGGTGGCGAGCTTGGCGGCGATCTTCGGGTTGTCGGCGTGGACGGCGGCGTGGCGGCAGACGCTGCGGATCAGGTCGGTCGCCGCCAGCGTGTCCTCGGTGCGCCAACGATGCCCGTCCCACACCAGCCAGCGTCCCCATGCCGCGACGTAGCGCCAGTCGCGGTGGTAGCGCCGGGTGAAGGCCAGCGCCAGCGCATCCTCGGTGCCCCACACCGATTCGTCGCTGCTGACGACCGGCTCGGCGTCGTCGGCGACGTCGTGCATCTGGAGACGCGGGCCATGCGTGAGGAAGGCCGCGACGTCGAACCCCTCGGCCACGGCGTCCGCCGCGTCCCATCCATCCGCCGCTTCTTCGGGCGGATACAGGATGTGGCAGGTCTTCGCGCCCGCCGACAGGATGGCCTGCGCTGCCTGCGTCGCGTACTCCCATCCCGGCTTGTCGCGGTCGGGCCAGACCAGCACGGCCTTGCCCGCCAGCGGCGACCAGTCAGTCTTCTCGACCGGCGCGTTCGCGCCGTGCATCGCGGTCGTGGCGGCGATGCCTGAGTCGATCAGCGCCTGCGCGCATTTCTCGCCTTCGACCAGCACCACCAGCGCGGCGCTGGCCATGTCCGGCTGGTTGTAGAGCGGTCGCGGATCGGGCGGAGCCATCTTGCGGCGGCGCGCGTCCCACGGGCGGAATTCCTTCTTGCGTCCGGGCGGGTCGTAGCGGTAGACGACCGCGATCAGCTTGCCGGAGGCGTCGAGGTAGTCCCACTTCGCGGTGGCCGGGCCGAGGTCGTCGACGGGCGCTTCCTTCTTCGATTTGCGCGCCGCCGATCGTGATTCAGCCGGAGTGCGTCCGAGCAGTTCGGTCGCCGCGTCGAGCACGCGCGGGAAGTCGGCATGGGCATCGATACCGAGGTAGGCGGCGATGAGCGTGAAGATGTCGCCGCCGTCGCCCGTGGCGCGATCCGTCCACAGGCCCGCCTTGTCGCCATCGAGCACGATCTCCAAGCTGTCGCCCGGACTGCCGAGTACGTCGCCGGTGAGGAACTTGCCGCCGCGCTTGCGGCCCGCCGGGAACAGCGCGGCCAGGACCGATTCCAGCCGCGCCAACAGTTCGGCGCGGATCGCTTCGCGTTCGGCGTCGAGGTCACGAGGAACAGGGGTGTGCGTGTCGTTGAAATCAAGCATCCGCAGCCTCCTCGTCGGAGGGTTGCTGCGCGACGATCCACGCTTCCAGTTCGTTGGGCTTGAAGCGAACGAGCTTGCCGACGCGGTAGTGCGGGATGCGGCGCTGCTGGCGTTCCTTGGCTTGCGACAGCCAGTAGGTCGGCAGGTTGAACATCAGCGCCGCTTGGCGCGCGTCGATGAATTGCTCGCCGAGCACCTGATCCAAAGGGATGTGGTTCATGTCGGCCTCCAGCAGCGGTCTTGCCATGCGCACATGCGGCACTCGAAATGGGTGGCGTCGTTGAAGTTGCGCGGCAGCAGCTCACCGGCCTCGGTCGCGGAGATGACCTTGACCGCGCGGTCGGTCATGCGCTGCGCCAGCGACGAATCGAAGTCAACCAGCTCGACGTAGATGTCCATCGAGTCGGCGTTGATCGCGGTGAACAGCGCCGGGTGTTCGTGCAGTTGCAGGTGCGCCTGATACAGCGCCACCTGCGACGCATACACCGGCTTGGCGACCGCGAGGCCTTTGGCTTCCAGCTCGCGCCACGCCTTCGCACCGAGGCATTTGTTCTCCCACAGCGCGGGATAGCGAAAGCCCTCCGGCCCGCCGACGAGCACGCCATCGACGTGGCCACGCAACCGACCGTGCGCGTCGGAGAAGCCGAACTGGCCACCGTCGGGCTTCTGCGTGCGCAGGTCGAAGCCTGCCGCGCGCAGCCATGCCACCATGCAGTCCTCCATGACGTGGCCGCGTTCGAAGATGCGCAGCATCCGCCCACCGGTGTCGCGCCCGTGATCCACGGGAGCCTTGGCGTATTCGAACTGCAAGGCGCGCTCGCACTCGATGCCCAGACGCGATGCACCGAGGTAGTCGCGTGCGGGTTGCTGCTCGCGCACGCGCTGCATCCCGATGTCAATCAGCGCCGTGATCTGGCCAGAGACGCTGGCCGAGGAATTGAAGTCCATCATGGCTTCTTCCCCTCCGGTTCGTCCCAGAACGCCTTGTCCTCCAGATCGGAGAATCCGAACGGATCGGGCGTCGGCTCCATGCCGCGCACGGGCGGGTACTTGGTCGCCTCGTGGTGCTCGACCATCGCCTCCGTGTAGCAGGTGACGATGGCGTCGATGACGCGCAGCGCCTCGGCTTCGGCGTAGTCGCCCAGCGGTTTGTCGAAGCCGATTTCGCCCGCCGCCTCGCCGAAGGCCTTGAGGCATTTACGCATCGCGCCCAGCTCGACATCAGACGGATCGATCATGGCGACCTCCGTCTTGGGCGTGCGCCCTTCCTGCACGCGCGTCCAGTTGCCATAGAGCGCGTGAAAGGCGTCCTGACAGCGGCGCGAGCAGAACACCCAGTCCATCACGTAGCGGCGCGGATCGGCGGTCTGGAACCGGCCATCCGTGTGGCCGTAGCCGCGCGCCTGTCGTTTGCAGACCCAGCATTTCATTCGCCTCCCTCACTGCGCCCACGCGGGCTTGCTGGTCACCGGAGCGCGCTGTGGCGCGGCGGGTGTGGCGGTGGCGTAGGACGAAGGCGCGGCCTGTGCCGGAGCGCCGGAGTTACCACCGCCGGTCTTGGTCTTGGGCGGCACGCCCATGAACTTGGCGTAGTCGGGGTGGTCGGGTTCGACCGCGAGCTTCACGACGTTGCGATCACCACCCTTGGCATCCTTCTCGACGTCCACGCGGGCGAGGAACTCGATGCCATCCAGTTCATGGAAGCCCTGAATGCGGCGTGCTGCAGAGGCTTGCGGGCTGTTGTCCTGCGGGTGGACGTTGCGGGCACTGTTGAGCGCGGCGCGGATAAACGTGCGCCCCATCTGGCCCCAGGTTGCCCCCTTTGGTGAGTACAGGCCGATGTTCGACCACATCTTGCGTTTGGCGTGGTCGCCTGCAGTCACCACGAATTCGGCGGCGAGATAGACCGACCCGGTGTCAAAGGACTGGGTGGCATAGCCGCCCGTCCAGTTCTGCGACGGGTCGTCGTGACCACCGGGTTTGATGGTCATGCGCACCGGGACGATGGTGCCCTTGGGGATGAGGTCGAAGCCTTGCTGCTGTTCGGCGTCATTGAAGTCGTTCCAGTTCTGCGTGGTCATGGCGATTACTCTTGAGATTCGTGGGATTGGGGAATGGCGGCGCTGGCGGGCACGGGCGTGCCTGCGCACTTGGCGATCAGCGCGTTCAAGTCCGGCGGTTCGAGCAGGTCGAGGCGACCGCTGCGGTCTTTGGCCGGGAGGCCGTAGGGATTGAGGGTGTGGGTGACGAAGGCGCGGAAGCTGCTGTCACTGCCATCCGGGTTCTGGGCCTTGATCTCGGCCAGCGTCACGACCTCATCGACGATGCCGGGCAGTTCGAGGCTGGTCTTGCTGCCCTCGATCTGCGGCACAAACACCTTGCGGTTGTAGTCGTCGAGCCGTTCGTCGAGGATGCAGACGAACACCACGTTCTTGCCGCGCGCGTGTTGCAGGTGCGTCAAGGCGCTGACCATCTCCTGGCCGAGCAGACCGTAAGCGCCGCGCATGTCGGGCTTGCCTGTGCGGTCGCTGACCGCGCCCGGCTGCGTCTTGCACCACGCGAAGCACTGACGCGAGAGCTGTGTGATCGAGTCGAGGAAGAACGTGTGGTAACGGTCGAGCTGCGCCGGGTCGCCGAACTTATCGATGACGTGGTCGTAGTGCGCATGCGAGAACGCTGCGTCCGGCGGCAGCGACTTGTCGGGCCCGGCAAGGAACACGAAGAAGTCGCGCGATTCCGGCCACGAGGCCGGACGGATGGTGTCGCCCGGCCAGTCGGCAACGGCCAGGTCGCCCGCCTCGATGTCGAGGAACAGCGTGGTCTTCGGATCGAGGTCTTTGAGCCGGGTGGTCTTGCCGATGCCGGACTTGCCGAGCATCAAGAGCTTCACGCCCTTGCGCTCGGCCATGCGCTGTTGCGCGGAGATGATGGGGAGGCTCATCACGCAACCTCCTTCAGCTCGTCGGCGACGGCCGGATTCCAGAGAATCTGGTAGCCGCTGTGGCCGTTGCGCGAGTACGGCATGGCCTCGGCCCACGCTTCACCGGCTTCGGTCAGTTCCCATTCGTCGCGGTCGTTGCGGAACTGGAAACCGCCCGCCGCCAGCAACTGGTTCGTCGCCTTCGCCGAGCGGTTCAGCAGCTTGCCGAGCTGGGTGGCGTTGAGCGAGCAGATCGGCTCGTTGGCGGCGGGCAGCGTGCGGCGCAGCGTCTCGACGGCGAGGCCCGTGTTCTCGTGGATGCAGGTCAGCGTCGCCGCCATCGCAATGCCGGACTTGACGCCCGGCACCTTCGCCACGGCGTCGCCGATCAGCAGGATCGCGGACACGCGGTCGTGGGTCGGCGCGGGCAAGGCCGCCAGCGTGCCGGGGACGGCATACGTGCCGGTCTTGCGGATCGCGGGCAGCACCTCGCCGGTCACCCAACGCTTGAAGCGTTTCGCGGCGTCCTTCGTGCTGCCGAGGATCAGGGCGTAGAGGCCGGATTCGTTGACGTGGTTCTGGCGCTGGCGACCACCTGCCGTAAGGGTCTCCAGTTTCTGGAGATCCTCTGCATCGACATGGGACTTGACCGCCTGAGACGGGTTGCCCATCTCCAGCGCGTCGCAGACGTCGCTGGCGTTGAACCACGGCAGGCCCGCATCATCGACCTGCACGCGCACGGCGCGCGCCTCGAACTGGAAGGGAATGATCGCGCTCATGATCAGCCCTCCCAAGCGACGTCGGCGATGCGGTCGGCACCGCGTGCGGCACGCTTGCGTGCTTCGGCGTGGAGGTCTTCCAGCGCGTTGCGGCGACGACTCAGAGCCAAGGCTTCTGCGTTGGCGGTCTGGATGGCAAAGGCCAGTTCGTCCACCGTGGCCGCTTCGAGCGCGACGGCGATCAAGTTGCCGTCGGCGTTGCGGTAGTGGATCTCCGTGGGCAGGGAATCGCCGTAGATGGACGGCAGCTGCTTGCGCAGCAAAGCGATGAGGCTGGTGCTCATGATCAGTGCTCCGAATCGAGAGAAAGGGTGAAAGACGGCTTGCCCGGCTCGACCGTTCGAGCGGTGGCGAACTCCTGCTGGAGCGACGGCGGCCAGTTGATGAAGCGCGATTCGGAAACCGCCAGCTTCACGTCGAGGAAGTGCTCGACCTTCTCGCCGGAGGCCACGATGTGGGCGGCGATGTCGCCCAGCTTCTTCTGATCCCAACTGACCTTCTTGGGCAACTCGAACTTGATGTGCAGCGCGCCGTCGTCGATGTGCGCGGTGCCGAAGTCGCGGCCGGAATCGCGCAGTGCCGTGCGGGCCTGTTCGCCGTAGGCGGCATCGAGCGCCGCATCGAACTTGGTACGCGCCTTCTTGAGCCAATCGAGGGCTTCGTCGAGGTTCTTGTCGATCTCGGCCTTGTGCGCGGCAGGCAGTGCGGCCAACTGGCTGACGGACATCGCGGCGATGTCGGCGGGAAAGAGGGTGATGTCGTTCATGGCATCGCTCCTCAAACCGCGGCGCGTTCGGACGTCGAGTCGTGGAGCGCGTCGCGCTCGAACTCGATGACGGCGTCCACGGGATAGCCGACGCGCTTGGACAGCTTCAGGTAGCGCGGGCCACGACCTTCGCTGCGCCAGCGTTGCAGCGTCTTGGGGCTGACGCCCCACCGCTGGGCCAGTTCGTTTTCGTTGAGCACCCGGCGGTCGCCGGGTGAAAGGCTGTTGATCGCCTGCTGTGGCGACCGGGGGATACTGCTTGCTGATGTCTGCATGGAACGCTCCTGTTGCGTTGTTGAGGAACAGGTGTCATTCCAAATTTCGGGTGGCGAACCTTGAAGGGACGCAATGGCGAACCACGCGGAAACTTCGGGTTCGCCAATCCGTCCGCGCCAACGAAAGCGGCGAGCACATGGCTCGCCGTCGTCAGCGGAAATCGGGGACGGGGTTCAGGCGTCGGTGAAGCCCAGCAGCCGACGCTGCTCGCCCCAATCTCGAGGCAGCAGGTCTTGGCGGCCGCGCAGCGTGTGCAGGTTCAGATGCCGGGGTTGGCGGCCCTCGAAGATCGCCTCGACGATGTCCGGGGCCAGCATGGTCATGCGCAGTACCTCGGCCGCCCAGCCTGTCTCCACTTTCAGCGCGCGCGCCAGATCTGCGGTCGTCGGATAGACGCCTTCGTCGATCAGCCGCTTCCAGTAGAAGGCCTTGCCCAGCGTCTTGATCATCGGCGCGTCGAAGCCGCCCGCCGCGCCAGTGGCGTCGGGGGCGGGCGGGATCAGCAGTTTGCGGTTCTGGCGGTGCTTGATCGTCAACGGCACCAGCGTGACCCGCTGACCGCCGCTGATGTAGCTGCAGGCATCGGTGCCGACCTCGATGTGGACAGTGCGCTTGCGCGGGTTCGCCGTGGTGTTCATGCCAGTGCCTCTTCGGTCTGCGCGCGGGCTTCCTCGACCAGTGGGTGCGTACCGATGTCGGCCCCAAACCCGATCCAGCCATCCTCGCGCCAGACGATGTCCAGCCCCTGCGCGTGCAGTTGCACACGTTCGATCAGCAGCCGCGTGATGCGTTGCTGCTCGGCGGGGAACAGCTGCGCCCACACGTCGCCGATGCGCTGCATGGCCACGACTACCTGCGCTTCGTCGAGCTTGCTACCTGCAGGATGCTGCTGACAGGCCCGCCACACCGCGATCAGGATCTGCGGAGCGGAGAGCGCCGCGTGGATTTGTGCCAGCACCGCGTTCTCGATTTCGGCGGCGGGTAGATGGCCGACGTCCGGCCGATCCGGAGTATGGGGCGACAGGCTCGCGCCCGCGTTGCGTCGCTTGTGCAGGTAGGGAACGTAGTAGCGGTACTGCCGCCCGTTCTTCTTCTTGACGAAGGAGTGCAGCATGCGCTGGCCATCGGGCGCGAACAGCAGGCCCGCCAGTACCGCCGGATGCTTTCCGGCCTGCTC